AACTTCTGTTACTGATTCAATCACATCTTTCAGTGGTTCAGGAACTTGGTATCATTTTGAGTTGGTTAAGCAATCTTCTTCATTCTCTGAAGAAATATTGGTTAACGACGCAGCTCAATCTGTTACGTTCCAACCATCAGTGGTAGTATCCTTACCAAAACTCAACCAAACATTAAGAAATCTTTTCTTTGATTTGGTTAAACAAAATGAACTTTTCATCATCGTTAAAGACAACAACGAACGTTATTGGGCTGTTGATTGGTCTAACGGAGGTCTTGTTTCCGCTGGCTCAATGCAAGTTGGACAAGCTTACAACGATTTGAATGGAATAACGATAACAATCACAGGTGGGGAGCCTAATCCTAGCCGTGAGATTGAAGTTGTTACAACTCTTGCAGCTATCGCTTCAGGATTCACAGTTCAATCATAATATTAAATGAGGGGGTAATTCCCCTCATTTTTTAAGCCACATTTTTCCCATATATGAGTCAATTAAATTGGAAAGGTAAACCTTATAGACCAGTCGGTGGTACAGGGTATATCAAAGTATACAAACCTGATGTTAATGAGTTATTAAAACCATTGTCACAAAAAAAAGGTTTGGGTTCAGCATTTCTTACAGGAAATGCAATTAACCCTGTTAATGAACCATCAACAAGTCCAGTGCCAGTAACCCCGAGTCCCACTCCGAGTGTTACAAATACTCCTACCTTCACACCGACTTCCACAAATACTCCTACCCCTAGTATCACTCCAAGTTCGACTCCAATTGTAGATTGTTATTGGGATACAAATAATGACAATTGGGAAAACGATTCAACTCTTTGGAATGATTGTGTAAACGTTCCAACACCCACTCCTAGTCCGACGCAGACGATGACTCCTACCAACACGATGACCCCTACCAATACGTCTTCTCCGACTCCTTCGATAACTCCAAGCAGTACACCTCCTGCTTCTGGTACAACTGAAGCAAATACTTTCTTAAATGCTGTATTGGTTAGTGGTGGAACAGGAGTAACAAGTACAGTAAGTGCGGCAACACAAACTTTATTTACATCAATTGTATCTAATGGATTATGGGATAAGATTTCTGTATTTTATCCAATGATTGGTGGAAATTCAGGTGGTATGTCAATCCAAGGTAAAAACCCTGGTACAAACAATCTGAAGTTCAATGGTGGATGGACATTTAGTTCAAGTGGAGCTACAGGTAATGGAACTAATGCTTATGCTCAAACATTCTACAATGACAATCAGACATCTTTGAATAGTATCCATATGGGTATCTATTCATTTGTTGCTAATAGTAATTCTGCTGTTGATGCGGGGGTATTTTCTGTTTCAGGAAATAGCAGAACGGGAATTTATCTCAATGAATCAACTGTAGCAGGTATAGCAATTCATAGAAGCAATAGTGGTTACGGAACTTGGACTTCAACTGCAAATACTGGAGCTGGTATGTATGTGATTGTAAGAACAGGAAGTACAGATGAAGATTTGTATGTGAATGGTACAAGAAGAATTGATGGTTCTACCTCTTCAAATGCAAGATGTGATTTGCAATATGTTTTCGGAGCGAGAGCAAATGACGCAGTTGTTGATGGATATAGTAATAGAGGTTACAACTTCTTCTGTATAGGTCTTGGACTTACATCTGGTGAAACTCAAACATTATCAACAATTGTAAACACATTTAACACAACACTTTCAAGAAACACTTATTAATATGGAATTTGTAGCAGCTCTTACAATAAATGAGAAAGATAGTTTGGTCGGACAACTTGTTCAACCGAATTGGTATTTCAATCCAAGATTGAGTGGAGATACACTCCCTTGGATAATTTCAGAACAAGAAATAAACGCCTCAATTTATCCAGACCATCTTTGGATAAAAGATTTGACTTTAGTGGAGTATAACCCACCAGTAAATCCTTCAGGTTCAACAATAAATTAAAGAAATATAAAAATATAAATTATGTCAAGTTTATCGGGACAAACTATACAATCGAGTTATTTGGGTTTACTTAAACTCGCTGACTCATCAACAGGAATAACAAGTTCCTTACAAGCAATTCAAGATGGAATCGGTAATAATACAGGTTTGAGAATGGCTTCAAATCAACTTGAATCACCAAATATTCAATCCTACATATCACTCAAAGCACAATACTACGGAAGTGGTTTTAATAATGCTGCTGCAACTCAAATGGCGTCAGGAACACAAAATGTAATTCTTGCTTATCCATTCTATGATAACGGACAATATTCTTATTCTGCTTTAACATATAATCTGGTTACCGCAACTTCATCAAGTGATACTTGTGAAGCGGCAATCTATACATCACAGATGATAAATCCAAATGGTTTATTTCCACATACACCAATTATTTCAGGACTTACAATTTCAACAGCAGCTCCAACAGGTCAAAAGTCCGTATCATTTGGTTCAAATATTTCTATGAGTGGTTATGGTGCTGGTATCTATTGGGTCGTGTTTAAGATATCAAACGCAGGTGTCCAACCTACAGTAAGATTTGGAACATCACAACTTGCAGGTATCCAAATCAATACTACAGGAGTTTATGGTGTTGTACAGACACTATCAACTAACACTTTTTCGGGTGGTGTAGGTTATAGAAATAACGGAAACTTTCAAGTATTTAGTGGAACTACAACCTTTAACAATCCATTTGCAAGTACATTAGCATCAACTCAATCAACAACAGCATCATTTGCTGGTAACAACTTGGGAATCATCCTACATACAATAGATGTTTAAAAATGGCAGGACCTAGAGTATTTTTAAGACAAAAATGGACAAAATATTTGGGTGAATTGAGACCAATTCACGACCAGTATGTTGCCTATACTTGTCCTGAAAATGCTTTTTATTCACAGATAATTCAGAAGGTCACCGGTCCAAACGATATCTATAATTCCATTGATGGTATCAGTTGGTATTCAGCGGGAACATTTCCAAGTTCAGGATATACAATATCTGATACAATTACAAATGGAAAGGTAAGATTGGTAAATTCCTACAGTCAATTCCTCCCAACAAACAATACAATTTGGTATTCTGAAGATGGAATATCTTATCAAATAGCGAATCAAGAAACTAGCAGTGGGGTAAGTTTACCACTAATTTGGGATGGTAATAGATTTATTACAGGTATTATAAATGGTGACTTATTAGTGTCAGAAGATGGAATTAGTTGGGAAAACAATTCAACTTTAAATTCTTTATTACCAACAAAATATAATTTGGGGTATAATGGAACTTATTATATGGTTTTGGGTTCTGGAGCGACAGGAGTTAAAGTCGCTTATTCAAATAATTTAAGTACTTGGAATTTATCACCTTCAGGTGCTACCGGTCAGATAACACAGGCAATGCCAACAATAAATGGTAGGACTTATATTACTGGCTCTTATAATATTGCTCAAACAGGATTTACTGCAGGGGGTGGTTATTATTATACTGACGATGGTATAAATTGGTCTAATCTCAACATTGTTTCTGGTAGCGGATATGTTTCACAAGTTGTTTGGACTTTATCAACGAATGGATATGTCCTTTTAGCTGGAACAACTCTAACTGGTACAACGGGTAACAGAATATTTTATAGTTTTGATTCAGGAAGTACGTGGACTGCCGCTTCAACTCCTTTTTCTGGTTCATCACAAGATTCGGTAAGAGATATCTTTTTTGATGGAACAAAGTTTTTAGCTTTCGGTGAAGCACCAAATGATGGTTGTTATTCTTATGATGGAATAACTTGGACAGTTTTTTCAGGTGTTACTTATGGTTCAAATTATGCTAGAGGTTTAGTTTTCCCACAACCTTATTCTTATCCTTCATTAGCTCAATGTGATATTATTCCAACAAGAACACCGAGTATTTCCCCTACAGCGACTCCTAGCGGTACACCAAATGTGACGCCAACTCCGACCGTTACAAAAACTCCAACGATGACGCAAACAGCCACAAACACGGCAACTCCAACTAACACCCAAACATCAGGTTTGCCTTCATCAACCCCTACGAATACCCCTACGAATACTCCATCTATTACTGCTTCAAATACTCCTACCCCTAGTATTACAGCCACGAATACCCCCACTCCGAGTATTACGCCAAGTTCAACTCCTCCTACGGTTTGTTATTGTTATTGGTTATTCAATGAAACTGGTTCACCAGCAAATTATTCTTATACTCAATGTGGTGGAACATTTATAAGTGATACTCTCGCAGGTGGAGCACAAATAAGGATTTGTTCAGAAGATTTGCCAGCGGTAGACCCAGGAATAACATCAACTCCTTGCGGAATTACTTGCACTTTGGATTCAGATTGCACAGGTTGTACTTAATTATAGATTATGATTTATATTCAACAAGGTGAATTTAATAGGGCAATTGCCACTTGTAGCAGAAACAAAACTCTGACAGGGACAGTTTATTACTTATGGACAATAAGACATAAACTATCCAATCAGGCTTGGCAATTCATTCCATATAGAAATCCAAGTATAACTACATATCCACCAAGTTATGATGTCTTTGATATTCAAGTTGAGTTTAGTCAACCTGAAAACTATCTTGGAACATCCCCATCTGACCCTGTCAATTTATACTTGATACCAGGGGAATACTATCTTAAGATTTATGAACAAGTCAGTTCAACAAATCTTCAACCTTCATTAGCGTATGATGTGGTTTATGAATCAACACTAGTTGTTAAAACTGATGACCCAATTGAACAGATAGAATATACTGGTACATCAAACACTTGGGTTGTCTATCAAGGTTAAATGATAAAAAGAACAACTATTTATTAATAACATTATGAAAAAAATAATTCAACAAGTTCAGTTCAACACAATCGATACCTTGGTTAAATTCGAGGAAAAGGTTGTTAGAAATCAACCTTGGGTTTCTTGGGGTTTAAATAATCAATTCGTGATGGGTCTTTATGACCTATTGGATTTTTCACCAATTCATAATGCTTGTGTTCGTTCAAAAATAGATAACATCGTTGGTCAAGGTTTTGTAACAGATTATAAGATTTCAGCCACAGAAACTTTAAACGATTTGTTTAGAGATATCGTATTTGATTACATTGTTACAGGAAACATTTTCATAGAGACAATTTGGAAGCAGGACCGTTCACAAGGTCTTGCTGGTCTACATTATTTACCATCCAAGTTTATGAGAGTTGGAGCTCCTGATAATGCCGAACTTATTTTGGAGAAGTTCTATTATTGTAGAGATTGGATGCAATTTAAAAGAGCGGGGGTAATTGAATTTCATCAGTTTGACCCAAAGAATTTTACAAATAGACAAATAGCCTTTATTCGTGATAAGAACCCTGCTTATTGGGCTTATGGTTCACCACAATATCTTTCTGTTGTCAATGATATCAGATTAAATCACGAAATTACAGTATACAATTTAGCGAACCTTATCAATGGTGCAAATCCATCTTTGTGGGTTCACTTCTCTGACGGATTCCCCCAATCTGAAACTGAAGAAAGAAATATCCTTCAACGTTTAGAACAACGTTATGAAGGGGCTCAAAATAGTGGTAAGATGATTGTGTCATTTAGTGATGGAAGTGAAGGTAAACCAGACATTACTCAAATTCAATCTAATCTTCAACAAGGTTTCTATTCAGAAGTATTTGAACTTGTACAGAATCAAATTCTTGCTGGTCACAAAATACCTGATGGGTCTTTAATTGGATTACCACAGAAAACAGGATTTAATAGTTCAGCTGATTTATTAGCCACAGCACATAAAGTATTTATGGAAACATCCATAAAACCGATTCAGAAATAT